GAAGTTTCCATATCTCTTTTTAACTCTTTAGAGTTTTTAGAGATTTGGTAAGCTAATTCATTATTTCTACCAGCTGTTGATACTGCGTCTAGAGTACCAGAAACGATTACAGATTTTCTTGAAATCTGAGTTCTGTTTCCAATTCTAGTTGTAGTACCAGGTGCAGAGAAAGCGATTTCATCACCCTCTATTTGGTAGTTATCAGATGCAGCTGCTGCTAAAGAGTCGGTCTGCCATTCATGATAAACTGCTGTTGCTTTTTCTTTTCCTATACCACTCATGAACGGAGTGTCGGTTGGAGAGATATTATAGATTATATCTGATAAATCTTCTCTTTCACCAACAGCGTCATAAGTTGAATAAGTTCCACTTACTTGTGACATAGTTATTACCTTTATTGTTGAGTTGTTATTGTTTGTTAATCATATCTAAAAATATGCTAGTAGCGTCTTTGACACTCCCAGATTTTTTTAGACGACTCAACTTTTCTTTTCTAGCTTTAGAATTAATATCGTTTGTGCTTTGTTTAACTCCTGAAGAAAAAACTCTACCAGGTTTAGAAATCTTTTTAGCAATATTTGGTTTTGCTTTTTGTAAATTTCTATATTTCATAGCATCGTTCACCAACATAACAATTCTATGATCATATACTTGTGCAATTTCTTGATTGTTAAAACCATAATTGCTTAAAGTAGTTTTCATAGATGTTTTCAATTGTGAAGCTTTTTGTGGATCACTAAACTCTGGCATCTTTGCCATTAATTTAGTTTGTTGATCTTGTAAAAAACTTTCAAATTGTTGTTTTTGTTCAGCTTGAGATTTTTCCATAGCTTGATTAAGTTTCTCTTGTTTTCTTTTCAATCTATGTTCAATCCTCATAGCTTCTGTTGGGTCTTCTTCATACAACTTTTCTAAATCCACTTGATTAGTTTCTTCATTAAGTTGTTGTTGAGCAACGGACATCATATTATTTAACTCATTTAGCTTTTGAGAATAGTCTTGTCTTTGCTTTTCAGACTCGGAATGTAAGTTCTTTCTTTGTAAGGAAAGTTCTTCAGTCTTTTGTCTATAGTCAGCATCCCTGGAGTAACCATTTCTCAACTCATCAAGGGTAACATCAAATTCTTGTCCATTCACTTTGACTTTGTGTAATGGGGATTCTTGTTTCTCTTGAGTATCAATTTGTTCTTCTTCTTGAGATACATCTTGGGAAGATTCATCGTTAGACTCTTCTTCCATTATTTCCTGTTCTTGAGGTTGATCTTCTTGTGGAGATTCCTCTTGTGTTTGAGCAGGAGAATCTTGTTTAATTTCTTCTTTGGGTGGCTCTTGTTGTCCAATAGTTTCTTCTTCTTTTGGATTCAACAAACCATTCACTGCTTTTTGTGCTTTTTTTAAATCAGTTTCAGCTTCCTTGAGAGGATTGGCATAATTTTCTGATGACATATTGTATTTCCTTTAAGTTAAGTTCCTGTTGTGTAGGTTGACTTATCCTAAACTTTTTTGTTTAGAATTTTTTATTTTTGATATTTTCTCTATAATCCTCTAATTGTTTAGAGGCTAGTTTCCCTGTATCTAAAATTTCTAATAAATTTTGTTCTACTTTACCAACTATATTGTAAGCTAACCAAAGCTTTTCTCTAGTTGTTTCTTCTTTTGCACCAGTATTAAATAAACTATCGCTATAAATTTTTTTTAACTTATCAAAACTTTCTTTTAATAAAGGATTTTCAAAAAGTTGTTTAGCTTTGTTCGATTGGCTTATCTCTTGATTGAGCTTGTCCACTTGGTCTTTGTTCATTTAGTTCACTTACTTGTTGTTGTAATGTGTCGCTACTTTGTTGTGCTGCTAAAAAAGTTTTATTTCTATTATTAGTAATTAATTTTTCTAAATCAGAGTCAGCTTTCATTTTAGCAATATCAACTTGAGTATTATATTTAAGTTCAAGTTCTTTTGCTTTAGTTTCAAAACTTAATAAAGCTTCTGCAGTATCAGCTCTTAATTTTTTGTTTTCTAATTCTAGTTCAGCAATTTTACGTTTTTCTTCACTTTGTATTCTAGTGAACTCAATTTTTTCAATAGGCGTTAATGGTGGAGGTGGTTTTGGTTGTACCATTTGTTTCCCTTGATCTGGGTTGACAAAATAATTTTCCACATTTTTAAGGCCTGCGTTTTCTATAATTTTTGCTAAACTATTATAAATATTTTTAAGGCTTACCATTGGGTATTCTTGGCCACCTTGTAAATTGAAAGCTTGTAATTGTCTTTCTAAAATATTGTTAAGCATCATAATTTGTTGCTCTTTAGAGCCACTACCCAAACCAACTGATATAGAAACATTAAATTTATTTCTCCACTCCGTAGGTTTTACAGGGATGAATTGATTGTTTAATTCTACAATTCTTTCTTTGTCTTGATACTTACAAGTTAATTCAAAAATTCTTCTAAATAAATCTTTAATCCCTGTCTCTGAAAATACTCTTGCGATTAACTCCATTCTCATTTGAGATTGAGTCATAATCGCATTAACCCCTGTAGCTGTTTTGTTTAAACTATCAGCGTCTAGGCCTTGATTATATCTTGTTATCCCTGTTCTAGTTTCTCTAATTGTATCTAGGTATTCTAGCAAAGGGAAAGCTTGTTGAGAAATAGCTTGAGATTGCATTGGCATCATAACTTGTTGAGGTGGTTGTTTAGTTCTTACAACACCCCCTGGTCTTGATGTTAGTAGGTCATCCAAATTGACCATACCATCCATTATCGCAACTCTATTATTATTTGTTAGATACATATTATCTAACAATTGTCTCATAACCGTAGATTTAATTAATTGAACATCTTCTACTAATTCAGCAACGGATCGCCCATAAAATCTATGAGGCATAGGAATAGGAGTTAGAGAGCAAAAAGGAATATTATCACAAGCCATGTTCTCAAGGATTGTGTAACCCCCAGCTCCAGCGACTGTTACTTTTCTTAACTCGGCTACACCATCGCCATCCATGTCAACTTTCATGTAGCACTCATAAATTTCAACTTCGGCAGTCGAATTGTCTGGCGCATTTTCAAAAGGGCTTTCGTCTATATCGCTATACCTAGTTAATCTTTCATCATTTAAAATAATATTATTTGAAGTAGGAAGATTTTCTACAATCTCTTTGTCAAAACCCATTTCAATTAAATCGCTTCTAGTTTTTAAAACTCTATGCGCTACAAAATTTGCATCTTCAATTGATTTAGCTGTTTTTTGAATTAAAAATTCTTCAGGTGGTACGTTTTCAATTTTAACTTTTCCACCTTTTGATGTTCTTTTAATAATACAATTATGCAACATTGGAGTAGGAATATCACCTACCTCTTGGCCTTGCGCCTCTGCTAATTGTTTCATTTGTTCTAGTTGTTCTTTAGCTTTTGTATCTTCAAAAGTTTCTTCTTCAACAACTTCAACATTTTCATCGTCAATTAATAAAGCATATTCTTGATCGTCTAAATTTTCATAAGTTTCTTGTTCAACACTTTTAGACTCATCCCAAAAAACTTTTACAATTCCATTTTTTTCTAATAGCGCATCTTTAAACCAAGTGTAAAGAATACTAAATCCATTATTATCTTTGTTAAAAATATAATTTATATAATTAGTAGCTTGATCTGCTATTGGAACATCTTCACTTTTTGTAGGCTCACACCTAACAACCTGATCGGACGCTGTAAATATTCTTAATAAATTAGGTAGGATTGTTTCAACGGTGTCGGCTACGTCTGTGGAGACTACTTGTGATCTACCATCAATCTCCGTTCCTAACTTTTCACCCATGTAATACTCTATGGATTTTTTTCTTTGAGAAGTTAAATTGCTTCCCATAAATCCTATTGAGTTATTAATCTCTGAATTTATTATTGATCTTAATTCTATATCTGTAACTTTATCTGCCATATTAAACTATATAATTTGTATTGATTGGAACTTCGTTTTTCCAATTGCTCATTTCTACACCTTGCCCTACTACACCAGTTCTAAAGGCGTCAGCGCAGTGTGATGCAAAATTGTGTAATGGTTTATTTCTAAAGCATTGGTTTTTATCATCCCATCTTTTTTGATAAGCTTTTAAATACTCAACACCTAATTTGCATTTCTCTTTGTCAAACCAACAATTAGTTAATGCTTTTCTTGTTGCCTCAATACCATCTTCAATAGATAATTTGGGTGCTACCTCAAACGCTATTCCTAACTCTAAAGCACTTTCTAATCTTGACTTTCCCATGTTACCAAGTTCTCTTACCTTGATGTCAAAGGGTGCTATATGTTTTGAATAATCGTAATCTTTTGAATCTAAAATATCTTTATAATGATCAAGGCCATAACCACTATTTTCATAGTAATCAATTAATCTTGTTTCACCTTTATACTTTTGAGCAAACCATATACAAGTTTGATCATTCATTCCTAAATCCCAGTAAGTTTCTACATCCAAGTTGTCATCATATTCAACATTGGTGATCCTACCTTGTTTATTTAAATCTTCTATTATTGCTCCATAATAAGACCCTGTAATCGCAGCTTGAAAGGAACATTCAAACTCTTGCTCATACAAGTCTTTAGACATTACGTCAGATGCGGCTTTTAATTCTTCTTCGTCTAGTATCTTTGTTTGACTAGCTTTAAAAACACAAGCGTACCAATCTTTGTTATCTAAAGCATTTTCATAGAGTTCACAAAAATAGTTTCGGCCTTTTGGTGTTCCAATAAACACACACCAACCCTTACGATCTGCCAACGCTGGTCTAATAATCTCTGGGAATATAGTAGGCTTAATAGATTGTGTTTCATCAAATACACATCCATCAAGAAATATACCCCTGAGTGCTTGATCATTCTCTGCGCCTAAAATTGTGATCCTACTTCCATTGGGAAGATCACATCTTAATTCGCTTTCGTTAAATTTTGTACCAGGTATTTTCCCTGCGTATGTTTTTATATAATCCCATGCAGTTGCCTTACCTTGTTTAAAGGTAGGAGATATAAAAGCATATCTTGAGTTTGGCAAAGGATTCATCAAAGCACTGCGTAGCATGTGGTTGATCATCATTACTGTTTTACCAGCTCTACGGTGTAGGACTAGGACATTAAAACGGTGCTTATCAATTTTCTTGTGCAAAAAATTTTGTAATTCTCTTGGCTTATATGGAATAACAATGTTTGGCATTGTAAAACAAAACCCCCCTAATGTAGTGTGACTCCAGGAGGAATGTTTAGTAATTGATCAATACCAAAATCTTTCATGATATGCGATGAGAAGTATCTACATTCGGATAGGTCATTGAAGCCTCCAAAGTGAACAACAACTGAATTACTACTTTCCATGATATATATTACGGCTGAGTAACCTTGTTTATCATCGTCAAAGTCCATCATTGAAATTCCTTAATTTAGTTGTGTGTAACTTCCATTTAAATTTTAACACTAGGCCAAAGAGATTCAGGTGTGTGGTCGGTTAAAAACCCCCCAAATCCTCACATTTAGAACGTCTAGTGAATTGTGATCAATTGACTCTATTAAATAGGCCTCTTGTTACTTACTTTTTTTAAATACTTATAAAATACTTATAAATTCTATCTAGTTTAGAATAATTTTAAAGAACAAATCATGAACATTTACATCTATAACAATCAATGTGCTAGATTTGTGCAAACTTCGGATGATTTCAATTATTATCCAATTAAATCAATACTTTCTTATTTATCCCATTTAACAACTAAAGGAGTATTCTTATCAAAATTCATAGATAATGAGTCCTTTTTCTGATAAATCTTGGGTGATAATCGTTCACTTTTCCATTTAGCAAGATCAACAAATGCTTTTACTAAATGAGTTTGTCCTAAATCGGTCTTTTCTTTTAGCTTACTATTAGCGATAGATTCATTTATCAAGTCTTGTGCATCCGAAAGACAGAATTCGATTCCGTCTTGCTTTGCTTGAGCATACTCATTTCTTAATTTATCGTCTTTATTTAACCAAGTCCGAAAAGTCTCCCAACATGGTCGATTCTCTTTCTTATTTTGAGGTGATAAGCATGATCTAATTGAATTACCAATTGCCAATTCCTCCATTATTTCGCTAATTAAAGCCCTTGAATATTTAGTCTTATTTGCCATGATTTTTTGAATTTTGTTAAATTTTAGCTTTTTAATATTTAATGATTCGTTAGAACATTATAAGAACATAATTAAAAAGCCCTATTTTGAGAGAGAGAGAAAGAAAAAAAGAGTAAAATAAGGCTTTTTTAATGATCCTACTAGATAGAGCTAAAAATGATAAAATTACTTCTATATCTAGTATATCTCAATCTATCTTAAAAAATCGTCAACTTGTCAAATTAATTATGTAAGCAATTGACTCTAACATAGAATCAATATAATAATGTTATAACTTAAATATAACAATAAGAGAGGAAAACATGAACAAAGAAAAACTAAAAGAAATTCACTCTAAAAGATTCTTGAGTGATAGATTCAAAGAAGTTAATTTTGAAGATCAAAACAATCTTCAATTCTTTTTAGCTAATTATGAGTTAAATGGTAAAACTATTATTGAGGGTAAATGCTTCACTAATAAATCATTCAAATCTTGGTGGTATTATAGATTCAAGAGTGTTGAACAATTTAAAGAAAGATGTTTAAAACAAATTGAGTCTAATAATGAAAGACAAGAGTCCAAGAAAAAATATCAAGAAGAAAGAACTAAACCTCATTCTTTAAAAATTGGAGATATTTTATATTGTTCTTGGGGATATGACCAAACTCAAGTTGATTATTTTAGAGTTAAAGAAATACTAGGCAAAAGAAAAATCAAAATTGTTGGGCTTGGTACTTCTTTAAAGAGTGATGGTTTTCATGATAAAGCGACTCCAAGTGATGATGAAGTTGGGAATACTTGGACACAAAAGCAATATTATTGTGAAATTGATAAGAAATGGAAAAGAAAAAATATTGAATTAATAAAATATGCTAGAAGTAATAATAGCGTCAATATTTCATCTTTTGCTAATGCTTATCTATGGGATGGAGTCCCAAATTACTCAACTAACGCTATGGGTGGCCACTAGTGAAAGCTAAAAATATTAATATTTATAAATTATTCTCTAAAACTTACAATAATAGACAAATATTCTCTTTTGTAGGTTTTGGAGAGTTGGCATTGATGCCTAAAGTTAAGAAACCAATTAAACAAGTTTCTAATTTGTATCAATTTCCAATTAAATCACATTACGATCAAAGATGAATAAAACTAAATGCCCTATTTGTAATAGAGGAGTTGAGAGTATTACAAATAAAAATAATAAATTAGTATTTCAAAAACATATTGGGGTTGGTTTTTGGAATTATGGCCAATCAAGAGGCAATATATGTTTTTCATCTTTTAAAGATATAACAAGAAATGATTTAAAAGACGCATTAAAAAAAGAAAATGAATTGATGCAAAAATTATTTCCACCAAAAGAGAGGATAAAATGAGTAAAATAGAAACTTTACAAATTTGCATATTTGTATTTATGCTTTTTAGTTGCATTGATATTTATATGAAAGATTCATTTTTAAAATATATGTTTAATTTAATTATAGGAGGTTAAAAAATGGATAAAATCATATTAGAGGATGAACAATTAGGTATTAAGCATAAGCCATTATATTTGATTAGATTCAATGGAGATCATCCATATTTTGAGAATAAATTTAAAGCTATTTATGATTGGTCTAATTTGATGAAATTTTTAAAAACTAATCAATATGATCAAATCAATAAGGATGAAATTAAACTAATAAAGGTTAATTCAACTTTAAAAATCTTTTTAGATGGAATTGATGAGAGTGATGGCAAAGCAAGAATAACAAGGTTAATATAGGAGAAAATAACATGAGTAATGATTTATTTGATAAGGATGGAGTTTGGCAAGGTACATTAAAAGAATATTATGAGTTCGCAAAAGATATTATTGAAGATGTACTAGATGATGAAGATGAACAAATTCAAGAGGCTTTAATGAATGGATTTAAGGATTTAATCATAGATGTGTCATTAAGTGTTAATAAGTCTCCTAATTCGGATCAAGATAAACTTGAAAAAAGAATAAGTTTATTTGCTCAACAATTAGAGGAGAAACTAGAAATTGAAGATAAACCTCATAAACTAGGCTTATTAATTAAACCTAAAAAAGAGCATACATTGAGTAAATACGTCATTGAAGAAGAAAAATGTCTTCAAGAGGCATGGAAAGAGGGAAAAGAAAAGAATCTTAATGGTGATGATCTTTTCAATTATGTTGAAAAAAGGTCATTGGAATTATTTAATAATTAAACTAAAAAGGAGAAAATTATGAACTTAACAAATAAACAAATTGAGAATTTATATCATACAAGTTGTAAAGGTTTTTATGATAAAGAAAAAAAAACTTGTTTAAATAGATTTGAATTAATAGAGGGTAAAATTAAAAACTCTTATAAGGATTCAACTATGTATTGGTTTAATAATCAAATTGAAAGCTTAATAGCTTTTAATTATTATCGTAAAAAATACCCTTATACACTTCATTTGTGGGATATGGCAAAAAATGGAAAAATACATGGTCAATTTTGTATTTTAGTTAATAAACCTTATAAATAATTAAAGATATTTTTTTAAGTCTTTATTGGCTAGATCGCAAACTTCGACTAGCGCCCTATTATAGAGGTATCTTAACTTTTCATGGCTACAATCTAAATAGAGGCGTTTTAAGGCTCTATAAGACTTTCTATGAGGAAAGTTACGAAGATAGAGGAGCTCCCTAGTCGATGGCCGTGCATCGACCATTAAACAAGTGATAAATTCATATATAGATAATTGTTTTGATGTTGGAATGATTTTGAGTCTAGCACTAGGGGTGTCCGAATTTTTTAATGATTCTTTAGTTTCTCCTATATCTAAAAATTTAAACATAAGGGGGACTCTTCTATTGTTTATAGGAGGTAACTTATCATCAACCCAACTTGAAACCATTAAGAAACGATCTAATTGATCTATAGTTAATCTTGAAGTAATCATTTAATTGTTCTCCTTATAGGTTGAATCTGGATCTTCCTTATAGAGTGAATCTAAATATTGGTTGAATCTATCTTTAGAAAGAGACTTTTTTAATTGTTTTGTTTTCTTATTTAAATCATGTTGTTTTCTATTTTTAATTCTAGAATCTTTTGCCTTTTTATAAACAAAATTATGATTCTTAACAAAACTACCAACAACTTTTTTTATTTTTTCTTTATAGTCCATATATATTATTTTCTATTAATTAATCTCTATATAAGAGGTACAAAAATTGACCCCTATAGGTCAAAAATTGACCCCCTAAATTTTCTTTTTAATAGGTATAACCTTTCCAATGTTGATATTATGTGAATAAGTTTTTTGTTGTGATTTTGTAGCTTTCATAATTTTAGACATCTTTTTTCGTCTCCCATTATTAGTTCTAATAAATTCTTGCATTTGGTTTTTATCAAAAGTAAATTTATTAGGTTTCTTAAAGTGAGGTTGATTCCTAGCAACCAAGCCAAAATTCGCAAGACGATCCAGATATTTTCGTAAAGTTACTTTAGATTGAATCCCAGTTCTTTTCATTAAATAGGTGTTAGTAATGTTAATTCCATTTTTAACATTCTTAAATCTACTTATAAGGATAAATAAAAGTTTCTCATGACTATTAAGATTAAGGTTGTCCAAGAGGTCAATATCAACTTTCTCAAAAGTCCAACTCATATAACCACCTCTTTAAGAGTCATGCCATAGTTATTAACCCCTTGAGGTATTACTAAATCTTTTTTCTTTATAGGCTTATTCTTTTTAAACATCGAATAATCTACGAAGTGATGCCACCGATTAAACCTCCAAACGACTTTAGCGCAATCAGGGTGTTGTTCTTGTAATGATTTTGATTTGGCCATAACACCATCTAAATAATTTAAATCATCGTTCTTATAGATTGAATCTGTGTTACCACCTTTTAATCTCATGGTAGTAGCTTTCTCACTTAAAAAGGCGTTAAATTGTAAAGTACAATATCCAAGCTTTAAACACCTTATAGATAAATCAGTATCTTCATTATAAGTTCCTCTCCATCTTAAATCTAAACGATTATCAATTAAAATAGTCGAATAGATTCTAGTATTAAAAAGATAAGGAGGATATTTTTCACTAGCGATACAAAACTTACAATAGTTAAACCCACTAATCATAACATTTTCGTAGCGATCCACAAAATCCTCCGCGGCCTGAAAGATTGCCCCAGTTTGTACTATGTTTTTAGCGTTATTATTAAGTCTATAAAAATCATAAATATTATCATCTATGATCCAATGCTTTTTAGCACCAATGCTTATAGAGTGATCCCAAACCCAATTTCTTGCAGGGATTGAGCCTTTACCTAAATTAGAAAATGGTAAAGTATAAATCTTTTTAGGATCAATAACTTTAGCGTACTCATCGTATTCTTGAGGCTCAACAACGATATGATAAGGAACTCCCATTCTCTCTAATGTTTTAGAAGTTAATCTAGACTCCCATCTACCTTTACTAATGACATAAATAGGGTGTTTAGGATTCATCTTTTACATACCTTTTGTTAAAATGATTGGCAAATTTAAGTTTAGGATGCCAAATACTTTTTGTTTTATTATTTAGTTCTTGCCCTATTATTTTGGCGAAACTTTGTAAATCCTCCTCATTTGCAAATCTTATTATTATTTTATGGTAAGCCTCTTTAGTGTATTGCTCAAATTCAGGCATCCCATCCCACTCTTTTCTCCAATCCTCTTGCAACTCCTCTTGTCCAAAAAGATTATTTTGTTCTTTCTCACTCAAAATGATTCCCCCAATTGTCCCAGCCTTTGTGTGTGAAATCTTGTCTTGCAAAAAGTTCAATTCTTGGAAGATCACCACATAATTCAACTATGCGATCTCTTACACAATCAGGTTTTCTTGAATGTTCTCTCCTAACATCCACCACTAATTGTTTGACACTTTTTGAAATTCTTTTTGGATGGCCTTTAGTAGCCAATAAACACATTTCTGGGTTAGCCCTAGTGTAGTAACCCATCCCTGTAAAAAAACCTTTAGACTTATTTTCCTTAACCCATGTAAAAGCTACCGTCTTAAATTTAAAATCCCATGCTTTAAGAAGTTCAAAAGATTTTTCAAGTAGAGGATCAGTAACCCACATAAACAATATGCAATCCACATCAGCAATATCGTTAATATTAAGACCCAATAGATCATCAAATTCCATACATGGATAATGTTTTGTAGCATTTCTATCTTCTCCTTTTTTTGAATAGCTTTTAAAATACCAGGGGGGATCGGCATAAATAATTTTATATTTTTTATCAATTAAAATTTTAGTCATGTTTATTAAACCTTAACTTTTGCATTTCTTGTTTTAATTGATCTAAAGTAAGCCCTGTTGATTTTTGACAATAGTGTTCGGCGCAATAATCCCTATTTTGCTCAACCACATCAGCTTTTTGTTTGCACTTACAACAAACTTTTTGGTCGCCATAAATATTTATTTTGTTAGGATTAATTCCATTTACCATCTTTTAATAATTCTATTGGGGTTAAAATATCTTTAGGGATGTAATGACATTTCGGTCGGTTGTTTCCTAAATTAGTTAAATATTTATTTGTTCCTAAAACATGACTACTATTAATGAATCCACAAATTTCGTAAATTGGGGATTTGTCTATGGCTAAAATATAAATTTCGTTTGGCTTTGCACCTTTAGGTCTAATGATTAAACCATTATTTTCTTTTGGTAATTGGCAACGTACTTGTAAATGTAAATCATGAAATACAAGATCAGGGTTGTTGCCATGATTAACATGATAAGTAAATTCTATTCCTAAATATTTAGCGCAACTCAACTCTGCGCTGGACCCACTAATTGATCTAGCAATTTTTTCATTTAAAGAACTTTTATACCCATGACCCCACTCATGACCCATTCTTAAAGATTCAAAAACTCTTGTTAAACCATTTTGAGCTGCGGTCATTAATTCATATAGGTCTAATGTTATTTTTTTCATAAAAGCCAATTTCCTTTTTCGTCTTGGCAATAAGAAGCTACGACTTGTTTTTTATTATAAATATAAAATCCCCAAATTTCGTAATCACCCTCTTTAAATTTAGGGTTGTCATACCAAGTTGCTTTATTTTCAAAAGCATCATCACAATTTGTAAAATTTTTAATTTCTATTTTTTCGTAAATTAAATTTGGATGACTAAACAAAACTAAAATTAAAAAGGTTTTCATTTTTTGATGCACCTTTTAATTAAAGAAACTAATTTAGGATTTTGGATAAATACTTTAGAAAATTCACTTCCTATAAAAGTAGCGATTCCCTCCTCACCTAAATTCTTTAAACGAATCGATGATTTGTTAGCGATAAAATGCGCTATCTCATGGAGTAAAGTATCTAAATAAGTGTAATTGTTTAAATTTTCTTGAATCGCTATGGTAGATTCGTTTGGATCGTAATAACCCCAAATACCATCATTTATGGCTTGTTTCCTAGTTAATTTGACTATCTTGGCCTTATGATTTCGGTATTTGATCTCCTTTATGCTCATAAACGATAATAATGTTATAACTATAAATTATTATGTTGCAATTATTATTTGTTATAATATACCTATAACAAAGATATAATAGACAAATGATAAAGGAGAGTGTATGTTTGAGATAGATAAGACTAATATGGATAGTATCTTTCAAAAAGATAAATTAGAGGAACAATTAACTTTACATAAGGTTTCTAGGGATCAAATATTAAGAGAAACTTTAGGTAAAAAAGTTAAAGAATTTAATAATTGGAAAGTTAAATGGTCAAGGTTAATTAATAAAAAAAGTTCCGATCCTCATAATTTTGGTCTATTAGAACTATCCGAACTATTAGCCGAATATTTTAATAAAAAAAGATATAATGGCTTACCTCATTTATCATCTACTCATTTTATTACTAGAAGTTGTATTATAAAAATTATTGGTGATTTTATGCAAAATGGTGAAATAAGGGAAAGAAAGCCTAAAGAAATTTGGCCATTAAAAGTAAATGAAAATTGGGTTAATCATGTAGGAGTTATTATTAAACAAGGTTATTTAAAAGGTGCCGTAAGATTTATCAAACCATTAAACCAAATAAGATCAGATGCCGATTATACATTATCCATAGTAAAACAAAGAAAAACTAAAACACTTTATTATGGATGGTTAATTCCTCAAGCTAATGGAAAATATAATCTTGAAGATGTATCGGCTATTTCTAATAAAAAAATAAGCGATATTGTAACTAATATTGATATTGAAGCTTCATCTAGGATTGAGGGTATTGCTTATCCTAAAGACAGTCATTGGGTTTTAAAACCTAAAAAATAATATTAGCAATAGATTATAATACTATTGCATTTCTTGTATATTATCGTTATAAGTTTCTTATATGACGAATCGACCAAGACAAATTGGAGAATGTTATACAAAATTTGGCTTAAAACACACTTCTAAAAGCCAAAACACAATCCCTGACGATATTCGTTTCCGAAATTACAT